GGTGGTGTATATGTAAACACACCAGTTACATTATTATAAACTAATCCAGCTGTTCCTGCACTTGCTTGTGTTACACTTAATGCTGATAGCGTAATGCCACCAGATCCACTGGAATCGTTTGCTGGTAGCCATTTATTTACAGACCCATCCCATTTTAAAACTTGTCCAACACCTGGAGGTGTAGTACTTGTATCTACATCAGTTAAACTATCGATGCTTTGTGACAAAGTAAGTCCTGTTGAAGTGGTTCCTGTAAAATCAATTGTAGATCCTGCTACAAAATCTACAGTTTTGCCATTCTGTCCAATAATGACATCACCACCTTGATCACCAATAGTAATATTATTTGTTCCAGAACTACGTATGTTAATACCGTTAGTACCAGCAATTGTTAATACGCCTATTGATTCTTGTATGCTAGAACCATCTGGTCCAGTAATAGCATTACCATTTAAGTCTAGTGCACCACCAAGTTGTGGGGTTATGTCTTCAACTAAATTATTAAGACCACCGATTGTACTTAAATCAACAGTGTTACCACCACTAATAGTTAAGTTATCACCAGCTAGTGTTAGTGTTTGACTATCACTGTCTGATGCACTTTCAAGAGTAGTTACTCGACCATCTAAGTCAGTAAAGTTACCATCTAACTCTGTATGAGTTAATGCTGCACCTTTAGTTAATCTTTTTACTATTGCCATTTTGTTTTTCCTTAAAGGACGTAATCATCTGCTACATAACCGTCTTCAACATATTCGCTATTAACTTTATTGTCTGGACGTGGCAGAATAACATCACTTATTGCTTGCTTCCTATTAAATTCTTCATCGTTTACCATTGACTTGGCATCTTCTGTAATATAATCACTTGCGTTATATGTACGGTCTACCCAAGTCTTGTCAGTTACATTATCATAACTTCTGTTCCATTTAGAACCTCTTCTTACAAACATACGGTTTGGACTGAAGTCTGTTCTAATAAAATATTCACCTTCATTTGCAGTTGACGGAAACGCAGTTCCACTTGCTATTGTTTCTCCATGATTGTATGTGTTATCCTGTATTACAACACCGCCAGCCGTTGGGTGGTCAAATCCATACAGGTGGTCTAGTAAACTAGTACCATCTGGATCATCCTGTGTTGCACTTGCTACAACTGCATCACTAACATTAAACTCTGATTTGTACATGCTTATGTCACTGTTCAATGATGTGCTATCACTAGCATCTCCAAGTATGTCATTAAACTCTTGTGCATCTGTAAGTGGATTAAGTTTTACACGCCAAATGTGTGGATACCAAGTTTGGCTAAATCCCTCTGCTCCTCGGTTTCCATCAGCTACCACATAATATTTACTTATTGGAGTTTTGTTTGCATCTAATAATAAATCATCACGTAAATGTGGTAACTCTAGTACATCGCCTGGTAATAGTTTTCTACCAAGTAATTGAACCATATCATTAATATGAAATGTCATATAAAATTGATCGTTTGCTAAAAACATTCCAAATTGTGTTAAATCAAAATCGTTATCTTGTACATTGTATATACCACGCAGATCATAAATGTCTGGATCATATTTGCGATCTCTATTTTCCAAAAACAATAAGTCCTGTATTTTTGTTTCATTTATAATGCTGTCAATATTAATAAAATCTCCACTTAGCGGATCAACCTCACGACCCTCAATGTAATTAGGCTGTGATGGATCATTTTGATCAGGCTGTACTGCTGGTCCTACATACTTGTGTACATTGACACCAGTCCCGCCAATCCAAAATTGTTCACGGATCTGGCGATCCATAAAGTGAAAATCATTAGTTTTTGTCGGTTTATAAAGTGTTAAACGTGGCATATGTATATTTATGGCTTGACATTGCTTTCAAAATAGTATACCGTTTATAAGTAACAGCAATAGTTTAGGAGAGTATAATGGCTAAAACAGCAACTCGTAAAAAGAAAACTGTACGTGCAACTCGTCGTAAGGGTGCTTGGGATATGGTTCCATTAACTAGTTGGCATGGCACTCAGTATCATATTCATTATTTGATGGAGTCAAAAGAGTGGCTTAATAAAGTCAAAAGTTATATTAAGAAAAATTATGATAAAGAAGTACAACAGGCTATTAGCAAATTGCCTGATTGGAAGATTGGTGGAAAAAGCCATTACGCTACTGCGGCGTTTGTTGAAGAAAATAAGCCAGAAATCTTACATCCTGATTATGTTGGTAAGTTGGACAAGTGGATTATGTCACTTGCTGAAGAAGGCAAAAAAATTGTAGACATCAAGAAAGCAGAAGAAGCTACAAAAAAAGTAAAATACATACCTAGTATCCAAGAAAGACTACTAGAAGCAACTGTTGACAAAATGGAAGAACTAGACCAATGGGAAGATGATTGGATTCGTGATCCTAAAAAGAATCCACTTAAAGACAAACAACCTCTAAAATTATTCCGTAAGCTAGAAATTAATCTAGGACATGCTCGTTTTATACAAAAGTTTTATGAAGGTGCATATGAAGAATTAACTGAACTTGTTAATTTGCCTCCTGCTAAAAAACAAGATGACATGCAACAACAGTTAGCAGAAGGTTATAACCATCTAAGCACAAAAGAGAAAAAAGAGTTACATAATTTTTACCAACGTATTTTTCAAGCACTTGATATCATTCGTGCTGAAAAGAAACAAACTCGTGCAGTTCGTAAACCTAAAGAAAGAAGTGCGGCAGATCTTGTCAAGAAACTCAAGTTTAAATCAAGTGATGCAGACTTTGGTATCAGTAGTATCCCTCCACAAGAGATTATTGGTGCAACTGCATTAGTAGTGTTTAACTGTAAAACTCGTAAACTTGGAATTTATTATGCAGAAGAGCATACTACTTTTCAAGTTAAAGGAACCACACTTCAGTTCTTTGATGAAAAGCGTAGTAGACAGAAAACAGTACGTAAGCCAAATGAAGTATTGCCTAACTGGAAAACAGTAACTAAGCACAAACTAAAAACACAGTTTGGATATCTAAAAACAACTGATATTAAAATGAATGGACGCTTAAATGCTGATACGGTAATATTAAAAGCCTTCAAATAGTATAAATACTTGCATGGCAAAACGTGACGAATTAATCAAAGAAATAGAGCTTCGCTTAGGCGGACAAATGGTAGACGTAGAGCTCGATCCTGAGCACTACGATCTCGCCATCCGTAAAGCATTTGAAAAGTATAGACAACGTAGTGAAAATGCTGTTGAAGAATCATTTATTGAACTACAATTGCAAGTTGATGTATCAGATTACACATTAACTGATGACATCATTGAAGTTTATACTATCTATAGACGTGGTACTGGTACTGTTGATGGTAGTGCTGGAGGAGCAATTGAACCATTTGAAACAGCATACTTAAACAATATGCTAATAAACAGTGGCAGGGCTGGCGGCATGGCAACATTTGATGCACTATCTCAACATCGTGAAGCACTTGGGCGTCTTTTTGGTAAGGAAATGATATTTACATGGAACACTGCTACAAAGAAGTTGTTTATCCATCGTAAAGTAAAAGCAACTGATTCAGTTTACCTTCATGTATACAAGTATCGTAGTGAAGAAGAGTTATTAACAGACACATATAGTTTACCATGGATTAAAGAACTATCATTGGCATACTCAAAGTTAATGTTAGCAGAAGCTCGTGGTAAATTTAACACAATTGCTGGTCCACAAGGCGGTACAAGTTTAAATGCAGACATGTTACGTATGGATGCACAAAATGCAATCGACAAACTAGATGATGAACTTAAAACTTATACTGATGGCCAAGCTGGCTTAGGTATAATTATCGGTTGACAAACAGTCCTGATCCAATTATAATATAAACATGAAATTAAAATTACTAGTAATAGGTCATGGACGCCATGGCAAAGATACTGTCTGTGAGATACTCAGAGATACGTATGGATACACATTTGAAAGTAGTAGCAAATTTTGTAGTAAGTTGTTTATCTATGACGACTTGAAAGACAAGTATGGCTACGCTAACGAAGAAGAATGTTATGCTGACAGGCATAGCCATCGTCAAGAATGGTATGAAGCTATTTGCGACTACAATGTTCCAGATCCTGCTACACTAGGTAGAGAAATGTTTAATGCTTATGATATCTATTGTGGACTACGTAACAAAAAAGAATTTTATGCAATGAAGAACACGGGTGTGTTTGACTATTGTATATGGGTTGATAGAAGCGATCACCTTCCACCTGAAAGTAAAAATAGTATGAGTTTAGAACAATGGATGTCTGACTATACAATTGACAACAACGGTACATTAGCGGATTTAGAATTTAATGTACATGCACTTATTTCACATATTGATCCTTATAGTACAAGTTAACCACGTAGTTAACCCTTGTTTCGCCCCTGATATATAGCTATTCTAATAAATACTAGCAGCGATAGATATAACCAGAGGAGATAAAATATGGCTTTAGTATCACCAGGCGTACAGGTTAGTGTAACTGATGAAAGCGCATATGGCGCAGCCGGAAACGGAACAGTACCACTAATTGTAGTAGCAACAAGAGAGAATAAGACAGATCCTACTGGTAGTGAATCAGATGGTATTGCCAAATATACAAAAGCAGCTACGGCTGGAGATGTAGTTAGAGTAACTTCACAGCGTGAACTAACACAGTTTTTTGGTAACCCAACATTTACTACTGTAGGCACAACAATTACACAAGGCAGTGAAACCAGTGAATACGGATTATTAGCAGCCTATAGTTACTTGGGTCAGGGAGCAAGTGCATACATTGTACGAGCAAACGTAGACTTAGGTGGACTAGAAGCATCAACAGTTGAACCAACAGCATCATTTGCTACAAATAATGCATATTGGTTAGATACTGATGCAACAAAATATGGTATACATGTATATAATAGTACAAGTGGACTATGGGAAAATAAAATACCAACAGTTGAAGTTATTAGTGGCGCTATAGGAACAGCACCTGTAGCAAGCCCAGTGCCAGTTGGTGGTTATCATGTTGTAATTTCAACAACAAGCAACAGTATTGAATATTATAAAGAAAGTGGAGCGACTTGGACAACAGCAGGCGCAACACTAGCACCACACTATAGCGAACCAGCAGCACCAAGTAACGGAGATGTTTGGGTTAAAACAACTAGCCCAGGTAACGGTGTTTATTTGTCATTTTACAAGTACTCAACAACTACCAATACATGGGTAGCACAAACAACAGTTGGTGTAAGTGATGGATCAGACAATGCAGACATTACTACATTCGTTCCACAAGATGCTTCTAGCGCAACAGCACTAACATCAAGTGCCGCAGCAGGCGGCGTTTTGTTAGCCGAAGGTGCAGATCAATTTGAAATCTTAGTAGTAAGCAGTGTAGGTGCCCCAATTGCAATTCCTACAAGCATATATGCAAGCATTGCATTTCCAACAGCAACCGCCGCAGTAGGCCAATTATGGTTTGATAGCACAATTAATAGTTTAGATATCTATGAATCATCAAGCAATACTTGGGCAGCTTCTACAGATGTTCAGTATAGTACAACTGCACCAACAACAGACAGTGGCGGCCTAGCACTTGCTGATGGCGATGTTTGGGTTGACACAACACTAAGTGGAGCATATCAAGCAAACGAACGTGATTATCCAAAAATTTACAGACATAATGGCGCTGCATGGGTTAAGCATACAAACACTGATCAAACAACATCAAATGGTGTTGTATTTGCAGACATAACTGATAGTGCTGGTAATTCGGTTACTGGTGCACCAGACGCAACTGTTTACCCTGATGGTATTATGTTAGTCAATATGGCTAAGAGTAAAAATACAGTTCGTGCATATAATGCAAGTGGTGGCTGGAGAAACGCTGTATCAAATCATGCAGATGGAAGTGGACGCTTTGGACGTCTTGCACAACGTGCGTATGTTGCAACTGCAATGGCCGCAGTAACAGCAGGAACAGATTTGCGTGATGAACAAAATTCATTCAGCCTACTAGCAGCACCTAACTATCCTGAATTGACTGATGAGTTAGTTACACTAAACAGTGATCGTGGTGAAACAGCATTTATTATTATTGACACACCAATGAACAAGAATCCAACAGATGCAGTTAGTTGGGTACAAAATAGTGGAGTGGCAACTGAAAATGGTGAAGATGGGTTGGTAACAAACAACACATACAGTGCTGCATACTATCCGGCAGGTAGTTCAACAGAACCAGTAAACGGTAAAACAGTTGTTGTTCCACCAAGTCATATGGCACTTTATACATTTGCATATAATGACAACATCAGCTTCCAGTGGTTTGCTCCAGCAGGTCTAACAAGAGGTGTTGTACAAAACGCAAGTGCAGTTGGTTATATTACTAATGAAGCTGAGTTTAAAGCAGTTAGCCTTACACAAGGACAGCGTGACACAATGTATCAAAACAAACTAAACCCAATTACAACATTTATTGGGCAGGGTACAGTTATATTTGGACAAAAAACACTAGCAAGCACAACTACAGCACTTGACCGTGTTAATGTAGCTCGTTTAGTTGCTTACTTACGTGAACGCTTTGATGAGATTGCTCGTCCATTCTTGTTTGAGCAAAATGATACACAAACTCGTGCTAGAGCAAAGATAGTATTTGAGCGTTTCTTAGCAGACATTTTAAGCCGCAGAGGTGTAACAGACTTTGCAGTTGTTTGTGATACAAGTAATAACACACCAGCACGTATTGATCGTAATGAACTATACATTGATGTAGCAATTGAACCTACTAAGAGTGTTGAGTTTATTTACATTCCAATCCGTATTGTTAATAGCGGTACACTATCTAACGTATAAAACTATAAAAATAACTACAAACTTAATGGACGCCAAGTGCGTCCATTTTTTTTCACTGATTTCTTATAAATACATATAGCTAGTATAAGAGGAGACTAATATGGCAGTTCTAACAACACTTGGTGTTCCAGATAACGCAGGAAACACCACTACTATTATGCCAAAACTACAGTACCGTTTTAGAGTTACATTTGATGGTGACGGCTTTAGTGCAAACCCAACAAGAAACGTAATTAGTACAAGTAGACCAGGCCTAACACATGAGCCAGTTCAAATTGATGCATATAACAGTAGAATTTATTTGGCAGGCAAACACACATGGGAACCAATAAGTATCGTATTACGTGATGATATTGATGGTGTTACATTACGTGAATTAAACCAACAACTTAATAGACAAGTTGACCATGCAAACCAAAGTTCAATAAGAGCAGGTGCCGGTTATAAATTTACAACAAAAGTCGAAACACTTGATGGACAGAATCCAACACCAGGTGTATTAGATACATTTGAACTAAGCGGTTGCTACATTACAAACATTCAATATGGTGATATGGCATACGCATCAAGTGAGCAAGTACAAGTAACAGTACAAATTCAGTATGATAATGCAGAAATTTTTGATGCTAATGGTAATGCTACATTAACCGGTAACGGTGGTGATAATACATTAGTTAATGCAACAGGATAAACTTAATGGGTTTATCTTCTAATACTGGCTTGTTCAATCGTGCCGCAGAAATATATGGTGTTGATGACCTGGTGATGCGCAAACGACCTAGACAAAAGTTTAACTTTGGTGTCTTTATGCAAATTGATTCTGCCCCTACTCTTAGTGACGAAAGCTATGGTAGGGCGTTTCAATTTGAAAAAGTAATGGGAGCATCATTCCCAGACTATCAGTATAATGTTGTAAAACTTAATCAATATAACCATCATCGTCCTGTTACAACTAAACAGGAAATAACACCAGCATCAATTACATTTTATGATACTGTTGATAATCAGTGGCAGTCATTACTAACTGATTATGCCAAGTATTATTATTCACAAGGTTTAGCACCTATAGGACAATTGGCTAATGATGCTAATGAGCCAAATGTTAGTAGTTTGTTTGGACTAAATGCAGTGCAAGCATCAGGTCGTTTCTTCTTTAATCAAATTGATATTGTAACAATAGATAATAATGTTAATGGTTCCCAAGAAGGAAGAACAGTTAGTATGACAAATTGTTTAATTACTAGTGCATCACACGACAATGTGGCATATAGTGATAGCTCTCCAATTACTTGGACAGTACAGTTTCAACCAGAACATGTATCCTTTATAACTTCATAAATACGTATATAATGGCATCGAAGTTTCAACAGGGATTATTCCAACCTAAAAATGTATCTAGATATATTGGCAAACATGCGCCAAGGTACCGTAGTGGTTGGGAATTAAAGTTTATGCGGTTTTGCGATACGCATCCTAGCGTAGTTGCATGGGCTAGTGAATCACATCGCATTCCTTATTTTAATCCAATTAAGAATAAACAAACAACATATGTGCCAGACTTCTTTATAGTATATGAAGACGTAAACAAAAATAGGCATGCAGAGTTTATTGAGATAAAACCAGCAGGACAGATGCTTGGTAATGCTAAAAGTCCTGCACAAAAAGCACAAGCAGTTGTCAATGAAGCTAAATGGCAAGCAGCTAAGGTATTTTGTGAAAGACAAGGCGTTGGATTTAGAGTATTAACAGAAAACGAACTGTTTAACAATCCAAAAAAACCAAAAAGGCGAAAAAAATGAGTAAAAAAATTGAAGAAGTATTTAATATGTCAAGTGCAAATGAACCAGAACATACAACTGAAGAAGAAATTGGATTTGATATAGAAAAATTACAAGAAACAATGGCAACTGCGGATAAAATTGACCAAGCATTACCAGCAGTACGTGACTTAGAAACTTTAGATAAAGATATGGATGATTATGCACAGCAGGCGATGACAGCATTTCAAGACTTAATGGATTTGGGACAAAATGTTGAAGATAGACACGCTGCACCTGTGTTTGATAGTGCAAGTAAGATGATGACTAACGCTATCACAGCTAAAACAGCAAAGATGGATAAAAAGCTCAAGATGATCGAGATGCAAATGCGTAAACGTAAGTTAGATCTTGAAGAACGTAAAGTTGAAATGCAAATTGCAAAAATGAATGATGCACCAATTGATGGTAGTCCGATTGAAGGAGCAGCTGAAGAGTTTGATCGTTCAAGTTTGATAAATGATATCATGGCAAAAGTTAAAGAAAACAATAATAGTGATAAATAACTATAAGATAGGATTGATAGTATGAAAAGTTTAAAGCAATATTTGGCAGAATCTGAAAAAACATATAACTTTAGGTTACGTACAGTAGCTAACATGTCAAGTGAGCAATTGGATAAATTGGAGCAGCATTTAGCACGTTATAATGTAGATAAAGTAAGTTCTCCTAAAACAAGTATTATCCAAAAGAGCCCTGCAGGATTTGGTGATATTGGACCAAGTGCTGTATCTACTATGGAAATCGTAACACACTTACCATGTACACCAAATGTAATGCAAGAAGAGATTGCAGCCGCTACTGGTGTACCGATTGGTGCTATTAGAGTATACAATGAAGGTGAGTTTGTTGAAGAAGAAGAAAATTTAGAAGAAACTACTGATGAGGACGGAAAAAGTGTATTAGCAGATGCTGATTACAGTGATGCAGAAAAAGTGGATCATAAAGACAATTTTGGTAATGAGTTTGTTGCTAACTTTGTTAAGAACTTACCTAAATCAGAATTACATAAAGAATATAAGGTATAAAAAAATGGATTTAAGAGACTTAGTAAAATTGGCAGGCATCGTAAACCCAGAACTTCTTAACAGAATCGATGCAACAGCAGAAGTAGAAGAAGCTGATGGCGCAGGCTTTGAGCAATCTACAACTGCACCAGATGAAGAAATAATGGATGACCCATTACAATCAATGGGTAGTGATGTAGACACAAGTTTACGCCGTTATTTAAAAGCAAAAGGCGACCACGTTACTGTAGACGAAGATGTATATCCAGATATTACAGTTGACGATTTAAGTGAAGCATATTCTGCATTTAAGAAACACGTTAATGAAAAGCCATTAACACCTACTGACGACGAATGGTCAAAACTTCTTAAAATTCCAAATCGTAAGAGTTGGGAAAAAATGGTAAAGTCAAGTAAAGAAGAAACTGGCGCACCGGTTGAAGAAGATGAAATGGATCGTGCACGTTATGATGCAGACGAAACACCACGTGGTGAGAAGAAGAAAAAAGTTACTCTTAAAAAAGCACCATGGGAAAAAGACGACGATGTGAAAGAAGCAGACATTGACGAAAATGCATTTAACCAAGCAGCGGCAGCAGCAGCTCGTGCAGGAAAAGACACATTTGAGTTTGGTGGTAAAACACATAAAACTACAATGAAAAAAGACGTAGCACATAAACTAGATGATGATGTTAATGATGAACTAGCAGTACTTAGAAGAAACGCAGGTATTTAACATGGCACATTCAAAAGTAGATAACACATTTAATGGAGCAATGGACAAGATAAAAGAACTTAGTAGTGTATTCCGTGAAGGTGGAAAACTAGAGGCTGCATGTGGCGACGATTGTGATTTAGGAGATGTAAGATCTGCCTTTGAAAAACTAATGGGCGAAATGCGTGAAGCACATACTGAAGCTACTATGGAAGAATCAATGGACGAAGGTAAATCATCTGGTGATGCATATTACATTATGATACACGCTAAAGAATTAGCCGCAGCTGATGGGCTTGATCCAAATAGACTATCATACGGTGATTTACAGTCTTATACCAAAAAGGCAAAAAAACTACGTGGTATCGACGAAGGTAAAATGAGCGACATGTTAATTCATGATTCAGAAACACTTTCGAAAGAAGAATTTGCAAAGAAACATGGTAAAGATGTTGCAGACGAATACTATGAAGCAACCATTGGCGCACCAGATTACAACCCAGCGGCAGGCGAATATGCTAGTGAACGTGAATATGGTATGTTTAGTGATGAAGGCAATGCCGAAGTTGCAGAGATTGTAGATGATATTATTAAAAGACATGAGCGTGGTGAATTTGATAGTCCAGAACGTGCTATTGATGCCGCTATGAAAGATCTAATGAATTTATCAGATGATAATAAAGATTTTGAAGAAGCATCAGATACTGATGTTATGGACCAAGTTGCGAGAGACTTGGACAGGCGTATTGGCAGAGATAGTGGATTTGGTGAAGCTATCGAATATATGAGAAAATTGGCTGGAATTGAACAATGAAAAAGTTTACAGAATATTTAAAAGAAGCATACTCACCAGGTGATGAAAACGAAGCTGGCATGGTAAGTAATTGCTGTGGCGCTCCTATTATGGATGTTTATCAAGGACATGGTAGATGCTCAGATTGCAAAGAAATGGCAAGTGCTGTTAAAGAAGCAGTAGGCGATGCAGCAGATCCAATTTATGATTTAATTGATAATCATGGCGCAGAAGCAGTGCTAGATGAGCTAGTACGTTATTTAGATGTAGATCAAATTGAAGACTTTGTTTCAGACTATCGTAGACATCATAATATGGAACTCGAGATGGCCGAAAAGGTTGGTGAAACATGTGATCACTGTGGTTGTGTTATTGAAAACCCAGATCCAAAATGTGATTGTGACCACGATCACAATACTAACGAAGCATTAGATTACTTGCGCAAACTAGCAGGTATGTAATATATAACCCTTAATTACAGGCTTAAGGTTTACATTAGGGGAAGCCGACAAAACAATTTGTTGCTTCCCCTTTTTTAACATAAGTATTAGTATGTCAGTAGATACAAAACTAACCAAATCCCCATATCAAAGAGAAAAGTATACAAATGAGCAACTACAAGAGCTTGCTAAGTGTACTATGGATCCTCAGTATTTTATTACTGAGTATTGTTGGATTCAGCATCCTACAAAAGGACGTTTAAAGTTTGATCTCTTTGATTATCAGCGTGGACTGTTAGACAGCTACCACAATCACAAATACAGTATTGCACTTATTAGTAGACAAATGGGTAAGTCAACAGCGGCGGCTGCATATCTATTATGGTATGCAATGTTTATGCCTGACCAAACTATTCTAATTGCGGCTCACAAGTATAGTGGTGCACAAGAGATTATGCAACGTATACGTTTTGCATATGAATTACTGCCAAACTTTATACGTGCTGGTGTTACAGCATATAATAAAGGTAGTTTAGAATTTGATAATGGTAGCCGTATTGTAGCACAAGCCACTACCGAAAATACCGGACGTGGCTTATCTATCTCACTAGCATACTTAGACGAATTTGCATTTGTGAGACCCACTATTGCTCGTGAGTTTTGGACAGCATTATCACCAACACTTAGTACAGGTGGTAAATGTATTATTACAAGTACACCAAATCAAGATGATGACCAGTTTGCACAAATTTGGCGTGAAGCGTTAAAAACTACAGACGAATATGGCAATGAAAAAGAAACAGGGAAGAATGGATTTAAAGCATACAGTGCTGATTGGACATTCCATCCAGATAGAGACCAAGCCTGGGCAGACGAAGAACAAGGCAAGATTGGTGAAGAGCGTTTCAGACGTGAACACCTAAACGAGTTCATTGCATTTGACGAAACACTAATCGACAGTTTAAAACTTACATTAATGGAACACAAAGACGTATACAAAAAGTCTGGCCAAGTACGTTGGTATCGTCCAGTACAAAATGGTAAAACATATATTGCAGGCCTTGATCCAAGTTTAGGTACTGGTGGCGATAATGCCGCTATACAAGTATATGAACTGCCAGGTATGCGCCAAGTAGCAGAATGGATGCACAATAAAACACCAGTTCAAGAACAAATACGTATACTACGTGGTATGTTAAGTGAGATAGAAGCTAGTGCACCTGATAGTGAAATATACTGGAGTGTAGAAAACAACACACTAGGTGAAGCAGCATTAGTTGCAATTAATGAAATGGGCGAAGAAAATATATCTGGAACATTTATTACTGAATCAAGAAAAGCTGGTAGTTCAAGAGCATATAGACGTGGATTTACAACTACAAACAAAAGTAAATTAGCCGCATGTAGTAAATTTAAAAACTGGATTGAAAGTGATAAAATGGAAATCGCTAGTAGCACACTACTACGTGAAACAAAAACATTCATTGCTCGTGGTGCTAGTTATGCCGCAAAGGATGGCGAGACAGATGACTTGGTAATGGCAGCACTACTAGTAGTTAGAGTAGCACAACAAGTAGCACAATATGATGAAACAACATATAACGAACTTAAAGACAGTTTTAGTGATGAAGAAGATCTTGCACCCATGCCATTTACGTTTTTGGTATAAATAGTATATAATAGAAAGATATAAGAGATATGTTGAGTTCAGAATTAGTTGCAGAAAAGATTTTTAAGATACTCAAAGGCAACGGTCACAATTTAAAACTATATTCCGACGAAGGTAAAGATACCGTTGATCCGGCGGAAGCTCGTCGTTTTTATATGAATGATACGGGTACTATGATCAGTTTGGACGAAACAGAAAATACTCGTAATATAAAAGTAAGTTTGAGTGCATCTACAGATCACACTCTTCTTAAAGATACACTTGCACAGATTAAAAATTTAGCAAACCGTAGTATTATTGAATATACACTAAAGAATTACTCAAGAACGATAAAACCAAAAGATTTTGAATATCAAGCCCAAAAGGTAAACGACATGAAACAAGATACTGTAAATGAAGGAATTGGTGCTGCATACGGTAGTAGTAAAAGCAGTTACCAAAAATTAGAAAGCGCACGACTTGTTATTAAACATAACAAGCCAGTAAATGAAGAACAGCGTGGATCACGTAGTAGAAACATTCAAGCCATTTATATTGAAAATGCTGAAGGTGAACGTTATAGATTTCCTAGCAACAACCTTGCTGGTGGCAGAGCTATGTTACGTCATGTACAAGCAGGTGGTAATCCACATGATGACTTTGGTAAGCACATTGCAGAACAATGTTCAGAATTAAAAAAACTTAAAGAGTTTAGACGTTACAGTGAAAAGAATGGGCTTGTTAATGAAGACACTGCGGAAATCGTAGAAGCAGTTATTGGACGCATTAACAGTATACGTGAAACACTAAATCGTATGAAGGGTGCAAGAACCTATTCAGCTATGATAGAAGATTTTGAAGCAAAAGATGAACAGCTAGACGAAAATGGTATAGACGATATCAAAACAAAGTTTACAGTACATCATTTTGATGAAAATGTAGAAGGCGCACTACCTTATGTTCAGTCACTTGTAAGAGAAATGCAAGCAGTACGTGAACACAATACAAAAGTATCAGAAACAATCAACAACCTTGTAAGTGTTGTTGAAAATAGTGGTAAAACAGTTTGGGTTAAAGAAGGAACTGACATTGTCGGTGATCCAGAAAATCCAATGAACCACACATTTGAGAATTCTTCAGCACGAGCACAACTAGGTGCAGTGATGGAGTATATTGCTAACGTTCTTGATGAGAGCGAAAGCACAATGTCAAACTGTCTTGCAGAAGCAAGTAAATTGGTTGACAGCATCAACGACGATGCTATACTGGGTAAATCAGCAAAGGCACTTGCTTCGCTGATGCCTAAGTTAAAACCAAGTAGCAGTGAGACACCAATACAAGCAGAAGACAATCAATGGGAAAAAGACATTAATACTGTATTCGAAAGTTATGATATTAATAAACTTTTTAGTTGACAAACTAACGCTCGTATTATATATTAGTGACAATAAGTACATTGTCATTTAGGCAAACTTAGGCAAACGTTGCATTATGCAACACACATAGGCAAAATATAGGAGAATAACTATGGCATCATTGGCAGAAATTAGAGCAAAATTACAAGCACAAGACAATAAAGGTACTAATCAATCAAGCGGTGGAGGCGATAACGCAATCTACCCGTTTTGGAACATCCCAGAAAATTCAACAAGTGTAATTCGTTTCCTCCCAGACGGAGATACGAGCAACACTTTCTTTTGGCGTGAGCGTCACAT